TGGTAATCAATACTTCAGGTATTACAAACTAGAGAATGCAGAGGCCATCACATTATCTGGCCAGGTTTCAATCCGATGGATTGAAAACAAAATGAATGTGTATCTAAATACCCTTTTAAAAACTGAGGAAGTAGATTATGTTATCGCTAGCGATACCGACTCAATCTATCTTAATCTTGGACCTCTTGTTGATAAATTTTTTGGTGCTAAGTCTGGCAATAAAGCAGAGATTGTTTCTATACTTGACAAGATCTGTCAAGATAAACTGGAACCATTTATCGATAAGTCTTATCAGGAACTGGCATCATACGTATCGGCTTATGACCAGAAGATGCAAATGAAGCGTGAGAATATCGCTGATCGTGGTATCTGGACCGCGAAGAAGCGATATATTCTTAACGTCTGGAATAGTGAGGGTGTTGCATATGCAGAACCTAAACTTAAGATCATGGGTATTGAGGCAGTCAAATCATCCACACCAGCACCTTGTCGCCAGATGATTAAGGATGCCCTCAAACTTGTGATGACTGGAACTGAAGATGATGTCATTAACTTCATTGAAAAATCTAGAACAAAGTTCAAAAAGATGGCACCAGAGGAAATTTCTTTTCCTCGATCCGTAAGTGATGTTGAAAAGTTCAGTGATCGTTCTTCTATCTACAAGAAGGGCACTCCAATTCATGTTCGTGGAGCTCTTCTCTTTAATCACTACATAAAAGATAAGAAACTTACAAACAAGTATTCTTTAATTCAGAATGGTGAGAAAATCAAGTTCTGTTATTTGAAGGTCCCAAATACAATTCATGAGAATGTATTTTCTTTCATCCAGGATTTTCCAAAAGAACTGGATCTGAATAAGTATGTGGACTATGAACTTCAATTTAGTAAAGCATTTGTGGATCCTTTAAAGGCTATCCTAGATGCTATTGGTTGGTCTGTAGAAAAAACTGTAAGTCTGGAGGACTTTTTTGGATGAAAGATCAGTATACAATCGATGACGGTGAATCTAAGCAGGATAAATGGAACCGTGGACTAGATCTCTTTATTGAGAGCGTTCTTAAACCAGATCCTGCTCTTAGGCAGTGTGCCCATAATCAAAAATGTTATCATGAACTGATGGATGTTCGTAAAGATGTGCTAGAATACTTAAATACTCTAAGGTGGAACTGAATGGATTTTTTAAAAGACATCGTGAAGGAGATTGGTGATGACTTCACCAAACTCGCTTCTGATATTGATGAAACAGAAACTTATGTTGACACGGGTTCGTACATTTTTAATGCACTTGTATCAGGTAGTGTATTTGGCGGTGTATCTGGGAATAAGATTACTGCTATTGCTGGAGAGTCATCAACTGGAAAGACTTTCTTCAGCCTCGCCGTTGTCAAAAATTTTCTGGATTCCAATCCCGATGGCTATTGTCTCTATTTTGATACTGAAGCCGCTATTACCAAATCACTAATCGAATCCCGTGGCATCGATACTTCTCGTCTTGTCGTTGTTAATGTTGTTACAATTGAGGATTTCCGCAGTAAAGCGCTCAAAGCAGTAGATATATATTTAAAGAAACCCGAAGATGAGCGCAAACCCTGTATGTTTGTGCTAGACTCTCTGGGTATGCTATCCACCGAGAAAGAGATCACTGATGCACTGAACGACAAACAGGTTCGTGACATGACCAAATCTCAATTGGTCAAAGGTGCATTCCGTATGTTGACTCTTAAACTTGGTCAAGCAAACATTCCCATGATTGTAACCAATCACACCTACGATGTTATCGGTTCTTACGTTCCTACAAAAGAAATGGGTGGTGGTAGCGGCCTTAAGTATGCTGCCTCTACGATCATTTATCTTAGCAAGAAAAAGGAAAAGGATGGAACAGAAATCGTTGGAAACATTATCAAGGCAAAGACTGCTAAGTCGCGTCTGAGTAAGGAGAATAAAAATGTTGAAGTACGTTTGTATTACGATGAGCGTGGCCTTGACCGTTATTATGGTCTTCTTGAACTCGGTGAGATTGGCGGTCTCTGGAAAAACGTCGCAGGACGTTACGAAATGGATGGCAAAAAAGTATACGCCAAACAAATCCTCAAAGAACCAGATGCATATTTTACTCCAGAAGTAATGGAGAAACTTGATCAAATTGCAAAAGAGGAGTTTAGCTACGGGTGTTGATGGAACAAATTGAAGTCACAATTCTAAGAAATCTAATTCATAATGATGATTATGCAAGAAAGGTAATTCCCTTTATTCAACCAGAATATTTTGAAGACAAAATTCAGAAGGTTCTTTTTCTAGAGTCTTCTGAGTTTATTGTCAAGTATGATAACTTGATTTCTCTTGAGGCACTTCAAATTGAGGTATCAAATCGTTCAGATTTGACTGGTGAAGATATCAAGACGGCACAAAAATATATTGCAGAACTAGAAGATAAAGATGTTGATCAACAATGGCTGACTGATACTACTGAAAAGTGGTGTCGCGATAGGGCAATCTATCTTGCACTCATGGAGTCCATTCACATTGCAGATGGCAATGATGAGAAGAGAAATCGTGATGCTATCCCAAGCATCCTTAGTAATGCACTAGCTGTATCTTTTGATAATCACATCGGCCATGATTACCTACAAGACTTCCAGGAACGTTTTGAATCTTACCACCGTAAAGAAGATCGTATTCCGTTTGATCTCGATTACTTTAACAAAATTACTAAAGGTGGTTTACCTAACAAGACTCTTAATATCGCTCTTGCTGGCACTGGTGTCGGAAAGTCTTTGTTTATGTGCCATATGGCTTCATCGTCCTTGCTCTCAGGATATAATGTATTGTATATCACTATGGAGATGGCAGAGGAAAAGATTGCTGAGAGAATTGACGCGAATCTTTTAAATGTCAATATTCAGGAGATCACAGATCTTCCTCGTCCCATGTTTGAGTCTAAGGTAAATAACCTTAGCAAGAAGACTCAGGGAAGTCTTATCATTAAAGAGTATCCTACCGCGAGCGCACACAGTGGACACTTTAAGGCACTTCTTAATGAACTTGCACTTAAGAAGTCATTTAGACCTGATATCATTTTCATTGATTACCTTAATATATGTGCTTCCTCCCGTTATCGCGGAAACAGCTCTGTCAATTCATATTCGTATATTAAGTCTATTGCAGAAGAACTTAGAGGGTTGGCTGTCGAAGCAAACGTCCCTATCGTTTCTGCCACGCAGACCACTCGTTCTGGTTATGCTAGCTCTGATATTGACCTTACTGACACTTCGGAATCCTTTGGTCTCCCTGCTACTGCTGATCTTATGTTTGCCCTTATTTCTACAGATGAGCTTCAGGAGTTGGGACAAATTATGGTGAAGCAATTGAAGAATCGTTATAATGATCCAACGGTTCATAAACGTTTTATTCTTGGTATTGACCGTGCCAAGATGCGTCTCTATGATTGTGAGCAGAGTGAGCAGAATATCGTTGACAATGGACGAGATGAAGATGAACAATCTACTCCTGATAGTAAGTTTGGGGGATTTCAGTTCTAATGTTATTTGATATAAATCCCAAAATGGATCTTTCCATGGAAACTTTCCAAGGATCTAAAATCTATACAATAGATAACTTTTATTATGATCCAGATGAAGTTGTTGATTTGATTGGAAAAATTCCGAAACGATTACACAAAATCGAATCAAATCCAACTCATAATGGTATTCATTTTGAGGATTTTCGTGATATCATTTACATAGAAGAACTTGAATCGGTTTATTTCTTTCTTTCTATTCTCTCTGGATCTAAACCGACTAGTTATAATTTTGTCACGAATGTAACAAGATTTAAAAATAATTCATTCAACGACTATAAAAATGGTTATTGGTGGCCTCATCGTGATGATGGATATACAGCAATAATTTATTTGAATGATAACGATGATTCTGAATGTGGAACAAATCTATATGATCTTTTATCTGAAGAAGAAAAAATTGTGACTGATAATATACCAGAACACTATCAACCATGGAGATCAAAAGAAAACTATAGATTGCTAAAAACATTAAAACCAAAATATAATAGACTTGTCTTCTTTGAGGCTAAAAAATTTCTTCATGGTATGAACATATCAAATAATACTTATTTTGATGAAAAGTTCAGAATGAATCAAGTTCTATTTTTTGAGTCCTATGGTGATTGACAACATGAGTAAACCAGAGTATAATATTAAAGAATCTGAAAACAAATTTAAGGGGTTACAGTTCTGATGTATTCTGTATACAACCCACGCGGTGAAAAAATTGCCGACTGTGGATCTGCTAGAGATGCCACTAATCTTGTCGGCATGAGAAATGCCAAATGGGATGGACACTATTATCAATACAAACCAGATTATCAAACGATTGATTTGGAACCATTTCCACAAAATCAACTTCCTCCAAATCAAAAATATATTGGATGGGAAAATATGAATGAAAAAGACTTTGACATTGAGTTTGTTAAAGTTGGTGGTCAAAAAATTCCTACTCAACAAAAACTACCCCAGTCCGAACAAGAACCATTTATCCCCAATTTTCATGACTAATAAAGTTGACACTAAAAAATACGTGGAGTTTGTCGATGCAGTCACGTCTCAACCATCAAAAGATCACGAAGCATTCATTTATCGTCTACAGGAACTTGAAGGCCAAGGTTTTCATTCCGAGCGATTGCTTACTGCTGCTGTAGGTATGTGTGCTGAAGCAGGTGAGTTTACTGAAGTTGTTAAGAAGATTATTTTCCAAGGCAAACCTGTCAGTGAAGAGAACATGTTTCACCTAAAGCGTGAACTGGGTGATATTATGTGGTATGTTGCTCAGGCATGTATGGGTCTTGGAACTTCTCTTGATGAGATTATGGAGATGAATGTTGAGAAACTAGTTGCACGTTATCCTGGTGGAGAGTTTGATGTCCACTATTCTGAAAACCGTAAAGAAGGAGATCTATGACTAAGAGAACTTTTACAAACAGTGGTGGTGAAACTTGGGAGTGGGAAGAAACTCCTGAGACCATTGAGGCTGTAAAACAATTACATGAAACGATTCGTGAGTTGGAAAAGAAAGCACCTGATTATGGAGTTGGTAAATGAAACTCCTAACCCTTGAAGATTATAAGAGAGCAGGTGAAGAGTTTTGGCCTAAGTATTGGTACGTTGCCAAAGAACTTGGTGAAGGTGCAAAACCAGAAGACATTCTAAAAGTCATGGAAGCTGTCGGTGGTGTTGCATTGAAACTCAAACTTGAAGATGCAGTTTCTCCATTTGGTTTCAATAAGAAAGATAAAACTGAATAAAATAAATAGAGGCAAATGCCTCTTTTTTAATGCCTTCTTTATCTGGTAATTCTACAAATGGCACTCCGAATTGGGATAAGTATGTAGTAAATAATAATTATCAATCGATCAAATATACCATAGAAACTTCAGCATTTTTCTTTAAGAACGTAACAAATACTAAAGAGGATCATATTTTAGGTGAACTGGCACCTGGAACAGAAT